AAGAAAAGCCACATGGATTCACTTCTAGCAAAAAGACAAACGCTAAATGGTCAATTACAAGATAGAAGACTTGCAAATGATTCTACCTACTTACATTATATTGCATGGTTTATATCTGCAGTTACTTTAGGTGCAATCGCCCTTAAGGAGATATCAAAAAATTAAATTACTTTTTTATCTATATAATATAGATAAAAATGGCCAACTATACCACGGTGCAAGATGACAGATCGCATTTAGATAGAGAGTACGATAAAAGATCTATGAACTACAACGCTCCTTTATCTCAAGGTAGAACATATTTACATGATCGCAGTAAGATGTGTAAGAGTTTAAGAAAAAATTTGAAACTTATTGAAGGGTTTCAAGATCAGACTGGAACAAATAAAAACGTTGTTGCCGGTTTAACGCATGCTACTGATAAAGATAATATCCAATTTAGAAAACCTGTTTTAGATGAAAATGCCAAAGAGTTGAGCGAAATAATGGCGATGCAAAATAGTATTAATGATGTTAAAACGGAATTAACCTCTAGAGTACAAGATTTTATTGTACAAGCGAAAGGACAAAACACCGCACATCAGGCTTGTCTCAAAAAATGCAATGATCAAACCAACGTGGACTCCAAGTCAGCATGTCAATATGGTTGCAATGTCGGTTATTTCGCCAATCAAGGACCAAATGTAAGAAGAATAGGCAATGCGGAAGGTGATAAATTGGCGCCGCCTGCAGCTGCTGTTTTAGCAGAGGTATTCTCTGGCGCAGCGCTTACCGCAGTGGGCGGTGCGATCGGGCTTGGAGCAACTATTGGTCTGGCTTCAGAGGGTTTTCAAGGGCGCGAAGGTTTTGAACCCGGTGCCCCGTCAACTACGGGGGGCGGTAATCCAAATGTTGGAAATAACACTAATAATGTGATGGGGACTTACGGAACAACGGGATATGGAAAACAACTTATTGGCGATGATTCCAATACGCAGCGCGCACTTGGAGGTAGAAAAATTAATACTTTATTAGGTAACGTACCTATCCCCGATGATGGCACGGCAGTTCCGGGACAGCCCGGTAGCGGCGATCGGTTTGGCAAGGTAGATGGATACAAATTATTTAGCGGATACGAATATCACAATATGTCTCCAGAACAGAGTCTTCAACAGTACCCTAACTCAGATGCGGGACTCCGTGCGCAAGCTATAAACACCGCTACCGTAAGGTTATCTAAACAGTTGGAATCGGGACCCCTCGTCGATAGAATGGCAGCTGCAAACCTAAGTGCGACCAATCTTGGCAATTATATGACACAATTAAGAAGTCAATGGAAGTCCGTTTTTCAAAAAGCATGCGCCTATGGAATCGGTGGCGTTCAAGGATCCGATGGTGCCAAATTTGCTGGTCATACGCAGCACTGTAAATCCTGGACAAATACTGCAGAGGGTCGTTCTGGTTATTATTCGCAAAGAAATCCAAATAACCCTAGTTATTCAAATCCCGGACCAAAAGGCACCCCATATACTGTAAATAAGGAGGGTCAAATGCAAGAATTTCTTGGCGCGCAAACTAATTTAGCTAATCAACCGCCTCTCGGATGCGACACCGTCATTCCTGGAACGCGTAAGAATGAAAGCGCTGTTGGCGGCTCCGGATTCTGTGAATGTGCCGATGGAACATTTAGATATGCCGATACAGGTCATCCGTCATTTACTTGCAACCAAGCATGTGCTCCGGAAAATTCTAGTGTTACTAAAAATACCCCATTGTATCATAACTCCAATAACTGGAAACCAGGATTATCCTATATAGGAAATCAAGAAGGTTTTCAAGGTAGACGCGAGGGGATGACTGCGAATAATTATCTTGGTAAGGGATACTGTAAAGATGGACGCGACAAAATTCAAAATTCGGGGGTAACTCTTGAAAGTTGTGAGGCGTATTGTAGGGAAGATCCAACATGCAAGGGTTATGCATTCTCCACAGCAAACAATGTCAAGGGGGCAAACCATAACCCTGCTTGTTTGCGCTCATCGAGCGGTTGCACTAGCCGTACGGTCAATCAATTTGATTGGAAAGGCTATTCAATGGCGACACCAAAACCTGCTGCCGCCCCTGCTGCTGCCCCTACAGATGGACATTGCGTTGAATGCAGTCCTAGCGCAGTGAAGATGAATTTGGGTATGCAATATAGTAAGCCTCCCCTTTTCAACACAATATGTCCTTCGCGAAAGAATCAAAGTCAATGTCATGCAGCTGGTGGTACATGGCAAACAAGTTCACAAGTAAAACCGGATGCAGGTTGTCCGCCCAGTATGCCTTACATGCGTGAATACGGCAACTCGGGTCAATATTATTGTTATGAGAATCCTGATGGAAATAAAACAGGACAAGGTAACGTATGCTCATGCCAATGTGCTTATCCGGGTCCCGATGGCAAAGGTGTTTGTAATCAAAATCAAAAACCTTGCGGTGAGGGTGGACCAGCATGCCCAACACGCCCAACTCCACCTCCGGTTGTTCACAAAACAAAATTACCTGGAGGGGCGGCTGCTTTAGCAGCAAAGGGTGCCCCCTTTCTTCAATGTGGTACCTTATCTAAAAAAAGTAACGGCACATATGTTCAAGGTAAAGCGGCTCCTCCGTGTCCCAATGGTATGATATCCTACCCACAGCAGCCTGGTGCACAGAGCATGACGCAATGCGGATCTAAAACTTGGGGTTCCGAAAAGCGCCATTGTGATGCTTTCCTTGGAGATTGGTGGTGCACTTTGTTCAATACATGGCACGGCGTTGACAGATCCGCAGGGGATATTGTAAATCAAGGACGGCTGTGTATTTATCCTGAACCAAAGGGATATAACAAGGGGGAAGTTAATGTTATAGGCAAGCTTAAAAAGTTGCCTACTGCGCAACAATTAGCGGATACATGCTCAGGTGGGAGCAGCCCGGATGCGCCTTATGGTAATATGCAGCTAGATCTCCTAGAAATAAAGGTTTTAGGTCTAGTACTATTGAAAAAGTCAGCTATATTATACGAGGCGATACAGCAAGCTTATAGTGGCAGTAATGCGGCAGCTCTTAAGCGAAGTGTAGAAGGAAGACAAATACTTAAAAATCTTTCAAAATATAAACAAGCTTATAAAGCCATAAGAATACAAAAGAACCAAAATCTATTACTTCAAGGTATGTTAGAGGATTCAAGTCTCAAAAGAGGTGCCACAAATATCAGTTATTATTTGTGGTTTGCTTTAGCAATTGCTGGAGCGGGCTTGGTTGTAAAGAAAATTAATAATTAAGCAGAATTTGAAGCCTTATAATAATAATTTTTTATGATGCCATATTATATATAATGGCATCAGAACGATCAGCAAATTGTCCAGGAGATAATAAACCACATCATCGCCACAAGAAACACAAAGTGGGAGATTGTCCTCCTGTCGGTGGTCACCAATACACTAAAGAATGGGAAGATTATTGGCAACGCGGTCATGGTAGTTCTAGAGATATTTGCGTGCATACCCAGGGTCCAGACGCTTCACAAGGCGTCGGATGGCAGGATACATATCGTTGTTATTTAGGCTCAAAGCCTTCAAAAGAACTTGTTAAAAAATATGGCAACATGCCAGCTTGTTATAAAAATGGACAGCCAGCACATATCCCAAAGCCAGCGCTACCGCCGGCAGCACCTATCCCGGGGGGAGGTGGTAAGAAGCCGTCAAGTGCTAACCAGTGTGCCGCATTATTGCCATTCGGGGAAGCAGGGTCAGATGGCACTCCTTCTATTCTTGCCGATATTAAGTATTTCCAGGATCAGGAAATGAGGATATTAAACCAAATCCAAACGGAAGCTGTTAAAACCAATCCTGATGAAAATCAAATCAGTACAATGACCAATGAGCTAAAGGTTTTTCAAGATGCACGCATTCGCCTATTAAATCAACTTCGTAATGTATCCACGCAAACGCAGTGCTCGCTCGCCTCGGATAGAACAGCTCTACAGGACCAGTTGGCGATGACAATGTTAGCCGAAGCTCAGCTTAAGACTATTGAGAAGGAAACGCAGGAACTTATTAATGAGCGTAATAATAAACATCGGATGATTGAAATCACGAATTATGAATATGACAGATATTCTTCTCATAAAGATATTTTTAGGACTATTGCGTTTTGCAGTCTGTTTGTTTTAGCAGGAATCTATATTGGCGCTTCAGGGAATGACACCTTTAGTTGGTTGGGATATCCCATTGTTGTCTTGGCAATTGCAGTTGCAATCTTCCTAACAATAAAACGCATATGGTGGAATTATTACAGGAATGAGCGGAATTGGAAACAGTTTGATTTCGATATGCCGGGTATGCACCGAAAGGGCTACGAAACGGTATGGCAACACGATAAAAAAGCATTTGAAAAGCTTTGGGATGATACCAAGTATGAAGCTGATCGTGCAGAAGACTGGGCTGACAAAGAATACACAAAGGGTAAACAGGATTTACAAAGAACTTATAAAGATCTTAAAAAGGATGCAAGCAAGGCTCGTAAATCCCTTCAGGGCGATTTAGACCCTTCAAGTAAAAAGGGGCAAAACCAGTTGACCAATAAGTCATCGCGCGAAAATTTCGCACCATTTAATTAAAATAAATTATCCAATCAGTAATTTATTTCTAACTATTATACAACTAAAATGGCACCTAAAATAACACAAGCGCAGATAAATCAATTATTGAATTGTCAGGACATGCTAAAAGCAAGTTTACAGGGTCTTGCTAAAGCAACTAAAAATTTAAACCAGGCAACCATAAAAGTTGAAAAGGAAAATGCTGGTCTAGTACCAACATCGCGCGGATCTCCATATTACAAAAAAATTCAAAATTCGCAAGCAGCGAAGGATGCCGCAAATGCAATTGATAAAATTGTTCAAAAATATAAAGCTGATGTCGAACGTATAGAAAATAATATCAAAATGTTTGAATCACAAATTGCATATCAAAAAAGAATGCAGGATTTAATTAATTATTATAAAAATAACATTAAGACAGATAAGAAAAAAATACAAGATTTGAGATCAAATAAAGCGATTGCTAATAGGATGGCGACCTTTTATCAAGATAGAGACAATACAGCTCTATGGTATAGAAAATATCTACGCGGAGGATATTGGACCGTTATCATAATATTATGTATTGTTATCCTTTATGATCTTACGGCGGGTGGTTATGTAACTGCTGGATATCATCGTAGTGTAGCTGCCTTTCACAGGACACGGGCGCGGCTTGGAAAAGGCAAACCTGCGACCAGTGTTCAAGTCGGAGGTAATAGTCCCGCGCAATCAACGAATAGAGGGGGGCGTATAATCAAATCTTCGTACATACTTTCCCTGCTTTTAATTCTTCCATATTTGATAGTACCGGTGGTGAAAGCTTTAAAATCCGTGTTCTTTCCATATGCATAAAAGATTGTTATTCAAAATAATAATCTTTTATTTTCTCTCCACCAATCTATAAATTATGTAAACAAGTACGCCGCCGACTAAAGCCGTGTATAGATTTGCCAACGGTTTATTGTGTAAAGATAGCTTTGTATGTTTATGACTCTTCTTTTTCTTCTTCTTGTTGCGTAATTTCTTATTAGCACTAATAAAGGACTCGCTGCATACCCCACCAGTTAATGGGTTCCTCCCGTTAACAAAAGCACAAGGGGCGATTTGTTTTACTTCACTGTCAAGAACAAACCCCGACCCTTCACTTGCGACGTTATTTGAACCAATAACACTTGCGTGAATATTCGTGCACGGGGGAGTGGTAGATTGTGTAAATGCGCTAAATAAATGAACTGGGTTCATTGTATTAAGATCGCCCAGAACACCGGGAACCAGACCTTTAAATGAGCTTAATTTGATATTCATATCCGATAAAAATGGAATGGAACCATCAGGTACATTATTTACGTATAATGATCGCTGAACGACATCCCCTGAAGCAGTTTTACATTTTCCTCCGGTAGACAAAAAATATCTATCACCTAAAGGTAGTCCGTCATTTTTTGATGCTGGACCACCCCCTTCTGTCAACATTTCCACATAATCCATTATACCAGCAATATTATCAGCAATAGCACTCGCCTTACTACTCATACCGAGTTGCATAGGCGTTTTGATATATTTTGCATAATTATAATCTGGACCGGTATATTCTTTTCCTAGGGATTCGGGCTTTGAAGCGACTGTGTTCCAAAATCCTCCCCCCGATGTATTATTCGAACCTCCAAGCATATCCATGAATACTATATAATAATATATTATATATTATTTATATATTCAATTATGGAATGCAGAATTTGTCTAGATGATAGTAATCCTGAAGATCTAATATCACCTTGTAGGTGCAATGCTGTAGTTCACGAAACTTGTCTACAAAGATGGCGAGCAGAATGTATAGATAACCCCGACAAATACGACAGATGTGAAATATGCACTGCTGATTATGTTATCATTGCCAAAAAGCCAAAAGAAAACTTTTTCATTTTGCAAAATACGCCACCAAAAGCATTGTCCTTTGCATTTCTATTTTTTATATGGTTTGTTGCAATTCTTGCCGGGACACTTGATGCCATGAGTAATTATCATAGTATTAGAATATTAGGTTTTAAACACAACGGGACAATTCGTTACCATCTTAGGAAGGATGTCTGGGCAAATATTTCTTACTATCAATCTATGTCTGTATTTTTCTTCACTATCTTTACTCAATTATTGATGAAATCATTGTCATTATGTTGTGTGTATCAAAAATGCAAATACAATAAATTAATGTGTATTTCAGATTTCAATTATTTTTTGACCTTACTACCATATCCTTTTTTATTAATTACCACATATGATTTAGGTACAAGTGGGTTGTTTTTTACTATGGGTGCAGCTACCATATTAATAACTATTCCCATGACTGTTGATTATATCAAAAGACACAATAAAGCCTTAACTGATATAAATAGAAAATATAATCCTGAAAAGATAATGAATGTTACTTATAATCCTATTCCTAACGATATTCTTGAAGTTACAACAGAATCTGATGAAAATTTAGATAGAGTATAGTTAACCCAAATTACTAGCCGTGTTGAATAATGCTTTGGTTTTAGCCTTATTATCAGTACCTTGCGAACTTCTTCCTGCTCTATTTCGTGCAATTTCAACATTCATTAAATCTTTTCTATACGTTAGACATGCTAAAATCTGTTGATATTGTTTATTATTAGCGTCTAAAGCTTTTATAGTTTCCTGCTGCTTCTTAGCATTATTTAATAAACCTTGTGCTTGATTCTTCCACCAAGTAGTCATGGTGTCATCCTCCCTCTTTTGTTCAGCCGCTGCTTCCGCCGCTTTTTCAGCCGCTTGTTCTGCAGCCTCTTTAGATGTCAGTCCTTCTTTGTACGATGCAATAAAACCATAATGAACTAATATACCAAATACAACAATAGATATGGCTAATATATAACTATTCATTTCGCTTACTTTATAATTAGAATTTTTTATTTTGTAAGGTTTTCTGTATTTCATTTCCTATTGTTTCAATTACCACAATTAC